TTGCAAGAGCGAGCAATAGCTCGACGCTCCTCTTCACGTTTGGCGATGAGTTCGTCGTAATTGTCGGGTTTGGGCAGTCCGTATGTATCGTACCAATAGTCATCAGACAGAGGCACTTTTAGCGACACCTCGCGGTCGATGTCGAGCCGTGCCTTGAGCTTCTCAATATCTACCTCCTGCTCGAACTCAAAACCACCTCCTTCCGTAACGGGATAGCCGTAGCTCTGCAGTATACGCAGAAATTTAGCGTCGTTAAGCGTATTTTGAACGAATGCAAGGTCGCTCTTTGTTATCTCGAACTGTTGATCGCTCTGCACTTTCGCCTGGGCATAGCCGCTCGAACGGCTTGCGGCGGTCGTCTCGGTATTGCCGAGTACGGCTATTGACATCTCGTCGTTGCAGGCACGGATAAAGTTAATTTGTAAGTCGCCATTGCTGTTGGCTGTCTTGCCGTCGAGCATCTGGAACTGTGCCTGCTTGGGTATCATCATCGCAAGCGACGAGCCGGACGTTTTGAGCAGAGTCGAGAGCTGCTCCTTTGTTTTCGTGTCGTAGGCATCGTAATAGATAATACGTACCGGCTGCCCGAATATCTCCACAAACTGAGCGAAATCACCGAAGCCGTTAATCTTGTACAGCGAGTACATGGCACAAGTCAGCAGCTTGCCCAGGTCTCTTTTTTTGCCGACGGTCCAGACGAACGGTAGGTCGTCGATGTCTGTACCCTCGTTGGCGTACTGAGACTGTACTATTATATTCCTTTCAGGTATTATGTGCTTACGTGGCACCTCCTCGAAGTCGAACCGGCTACCGACCATAAACTCCACTCCGCTAATACCCCATAATTTGCTGTCCACTATTAGCTTTATGAGGTCGTTGAACTTCTGAGAGGATATCAATCCATCAAAAGCGTCTACTCGTCTGCCCTTCTTGTCTTTGTAATAGAGAGACTTGTTTTGAACGGCTGCGACACGCTTCTCTATGATACCGCTAAGGTGCCCGTCGACGGTGGTGATATGGTTGTAGATGTCGTATAGCTGTACTCGTTTAGGCAGAGTAACGCTCTCTGCCCTCTGGATAGCTGCCTTGAGTTTGCCGACATCAGCCGTATTGCGGTCGGGGCTGACAAGGGTCATATCCTGTACCACGATGGCGGGAGCGGTATCTTTTTTTACGCCTGTATTATTGTTTTTCTTACGTGCCATAATTAGATGTAAGGCTCAAGTGTTATTTGTGTTTTACCCTCGTCGAGCTCCATATAGCCGGCATCGGGGCGATATAGCGATACTATATTTACGGGAGGGTTGCTGCCATAGCTCGCCTCCGAAGATATTACTTCGGCTACCTTGATGCCTTCGACTGTCTGCAAGGTATCTACAAGAGCCATATTGGAGTATACGCCGTCGAATGGCATCGACGATAAGTACCTTTTTATATTCTCTTTTATCGTCTGTATGGTAACGTTATGTAAAGGGTCGTAGTGTACCAACAGCTGGCAGCTAAACTTATCGGCTTCGCCAGAAGACAAGACAAAGTGAACTCCTGCATCTTTAACCCTATTAATATACGCGGTTATCTTCTTCAATACCATAGGATACTCCGACGAACTGTCACTAAGTCTTACGGGACGTCCCGAACTATCCGCACCGGCTATTTTGATATTCAACACCCCACGAGTAGTGGTTACCGAGCAGTATTTTACTATCTGCTTCTCCTCGTTGATAGTAGGATACACATCCGTATCTATCGGTAGGGTAACGTTATATTGGAATGCCTTTATTTTTGCTACGTACCAACCGATAGTATGCGGACGCAATGAGGTAAATTTTGCCTCCAGTTCCGCCGTCCTATCATTGAAGATTTTTTCAAGTACCATCATACAATACGCCATAGCGTAAAAAAGGAGGCTCTCAACAGAGAGTATCGAGAACTGCTCGTCAAACTCTTTAGTCGGGTTAATGTCGGGGTATGCCTTTCGCGTTGCAGCAAGAGACATCCATTCACCGGTTATCTTTCTTTTCCACTCTGCCGTTGTCATATCTCACTATTGAAATTAAAGTCTACAGAAACATAGTAGGTCGCCGAAGTAGGTGGATGTGGAACTGACAGTTTGTCCGTAGGAATATAAACGTACAAGCTACCATCTTTTGTCATTTTTAGGAAGTGAATCAGCGAGTTCTTCCTACCCCCTATGGAATCTTCTTCAGATATCCCTTTATCGACAGTTATTGCCATGGGATATACCAGCGACTCGCTTGCATCTATTTGCTGAAATAACATATCTGCATTACGAACAGATATTTGTGCCACTTTGATACCCGCGGTAGAAATAATGGTGCTTGTAGCAGAAACCGCTACAACGATTGAGCCACATATATTGACTACCCCATCAGAGAAAACCGTTTGTCGCAAAATACCTTTTGCGAGACTATTATCCGGGCCCAAAGTATGTATACGTATTTTTGAACGGACATATTGTGGGGTATCTGTCCTACGAAGTCCATATAGCTTTATTCCGTTAGGTAGTGGAGTGCCTTGTTGAACAACAATACCCTCGCTATGCGAGTAGGCATCTCGTTGTACCCCATCAAGAAAAGTGCCTTTTTCCACTGTTGTTACGGGTTTTATGTATACGTTATCTTTCATACCTGCCCCAAAAGTTATCGTTGTCCCTTTTACCTGCAGCAGGTCGTCTCCCGTCCAAACTATACCTGAGGATACGGATAAGCGGATGCCTTGTCCCCCAAAAGTTACCTCAGACATATTCACCCCTTTTACAATAGTCGGCTCTATGCCAAAAATACCTCTACAAACGTCCAATATTGCCAAGCTATTTTTGTCGACAATCTGCATAAACTTCTCGTTGGCAGGGAAGCCATGTTGTACGTTGTCGAATATTATCCTATCCATATAGTTTAATTGTTGTTTAAGTTCGGTTTAAGTTCTTCTTTCACCTGCTCGACGAGTTGTTCCCAGTTCTCACGAGAGACTTTGTCAAGCAGTTTGTAAATCTTGTTGTTTAGCTTATTCATTTTAAGCAAATCGTTTTCGAGTTTGTCTATCTTCGTTTGCATCGTGTCGAGTTTACGTTCGAGTAACTCGGCTTGCTCACGCCACATACGAGCGAGGTTTTCAATGTTTTGTATCTCTGTTCGTTCGGTATCGACCGCCACCTGTTTAGTATCCACCTTCAGGCGACGTATCTCCTCGTCCTTTTGCTCCTTTATTTGCTTTATCTGGACGAGCGACAGCCACAGCCCTCCGCCGAACAGGACGTTTAAAACAAGGCTTATTATCTCGATTGTTCCCATAGTTATATATTCTTGTATTCTTCTTTTGCATCGAATGACGGACAAGCCTTGCGGGCGAAGTCCCTATGTCCGTAAATTTTAGCGACGGGGTAACGTTGCTTCAGCTCTTTAAGTAGCTTCAATAAAGCTGCCTTCTGTGCCGCCGTGCGGGTGTCTTTCGGCTTCATATTAGCATCACACCCACCCACATAGCATACACCTACCGAGCAATGGTTCTGCCCTACCGTATGAGCACCTATCTGCCGTTCGTCTCTGCCTTTTTCGACCTTACCGTCGAGGTGGACGACATAATGATAACCTATGCCGTTGTATCCTGCCTTACGGTGCCAACGGTCAATCTCCTGAACCGTTACCTCTCTACCTTCGGATGTAGCGGTGCAGTGCACTATTATCTTATCTGTTATGTTACGTATTGCCATATTAAAACTCCTCGAATTCAGTTGTAAACTCTAACTCACGGATACGAAGTCCGTTGTCGCCCCTGTTATCACTTGTTGCACTTGTCCTGATGAGCGGACGTGTAAGCGGTTCTCCCGTAACGTTGTCCTGCGGCTGCCAACAGTGCAGGGCATCGACGAGCCTTTTTTCCACTTCAAAATATTCGAGTGCCTTTTCTCTTACTTCGTCGGGTGCAACATTATAGCTTTGAGAAAAAGTGGCAAAAAGCAGCCTTATTTTCACCGTGAGCATACAGGTCTGCCCACCATTACCCAGCTCATCGTATTTTGCGTCTGTAAAATCGATAAGCACTGCAGGAAAAGCAACATTCGGTCTTTCCTTGTGGTTGTCCTGACCGAAATCCTGCTCCACCCACTTGATGTCTTTACACTCCTCCGTTATCCTATCTTGTAGTGCAAGGTATATTTTAGAAAAGGCACTCTCCATATCTTCTAAATTTTTGCTCTAAACAATCCGTCATTATACATTTTAAGGGCTATGCCGGTACGGTAGTAAAATATTTCCTCGTCCCACTCGGTGGCTCCTGCCCCAAACATCAATAGCCCGAAAGTAGTAACATACTCAAAGTCACTATTACCGCTCTTAAAGCCCTCCTCTACACGTTGTAGCAGGCACTTTTTTTTAAAGCGAAAGCGTTGTCAATCTGTAACATCAGAGGTATGATGTACTCCTCGTCAGAACGCATACACTCGTCGCCATCTATCCACAGCTCCTCAAGCAGACGTCTGGTAGCGATGTCCATTCCACCGCCTTGAGCAAACGCCATAGCATACGAAGACATTGCTGCCGCCGTAACGGGTCGCAATACGGCGACTTTGTCCTCTACTACGAGCACCGTGAGTTTGCGAGGAGCAAACTGACGCTTCCATGCCTCGACCTTCTCCTCTCCAAAACGAGCACTCAAGATATGCTCGATGTTTCCGTCATTTTCTTTCTTTTTACCCATAAAATTACAGTGTTACAGTTGAAATATTCATACATACGAAGGGTAATGTATACTCCCTATTTTTTGCGTTCTGTTCAAGTGCGTGTGCCACTTCGGTAAATGCCACTCCCGTTGCCGTTATCACTGTCGGGCGGTCGGTCAGGTGACGCTTGCCCTGTACCACTATTGTAACAGCCTCGTGGGGCAGTTCCAATATATCCTCATAGCCTGCAGCACGTGCCGCCGTATTCATTGCATCAAGCTCGAAGCCCCATAGTTTGATGCTACCTTCATACTTTATATTTTCCGACGATATGTCGAGAGGCTCTGCACCTGCTCCATACATCGGCTCTTTCTCCTGCGACTTCTTAAACTCCCAGCCGGTGATACCTTTGATCACCCTGCCGAGAAGGGCGACTTGCGTGTCGCTCCATCCGAACTCGCTGCTTGTTATATTCAAGTTTGCCATTATTATGCTATTAAAAGGTTATACAATCTTAGCCGTCAAGCCCATTTTTACGTTAATCCACGTCATATACCCGAGAGGCAATACCTGTACGTCTACATTGAGCATCGAAGTGTTCACTATATCCTGGTCTGCCGATATAGACACCTTAACGTCGGACATCTGTCCGCCCATTGCTGTCCGCAATGCCGCTTCAAGAATTTTCTCGTAATTGGTCTTGACAGTCTCAAAATCTTTTACCGGTACGGAGTTCTCGATATACGGAAGATAGGCAAGAGCAACTACACGTTGAGCCTTGTCCATCACCCTACCATGTGCAAGAATACGATAATCGTCCACAGAGCACATATTGTCCACTCCGAAGTAGTAGCCTCCCGCACCGGGACGGCTATGGAACGTCAGAAAGCCCGCATCGTGGAGCGTCTCCATATCGTTCCTTTTCTCAAAAGGCACGTTGCCGATGTAGAGCTGATTTACGCTTAACGAGCCGTTTTGTCCATTTCCAAGTTTGATATGAGCGGGATACTTCACCGCCCGAGCCAAACACAAACCAACCGCTGCCGAACCGTCTGTTTTTGTGCCACCAAGCACCACGGCAGCATATCCGTTGGTCTGTTGTTTAGGCTGATACGTGTTACTGGCGGTAGCATTCGCCACTCGACCCTCGATAAATATACGTATCGGAGTATTAGCCGCTTGCTGTGCCTGTGCCAAAGTTTTAGATATTGTTACTGCGGCTGCTACGTCGGTGTCCAGAAATCCTGTACCCGCGTTATAGCCGGAAGCCGGCTTGCGAGCTACCGCTACAAGGTTTATCTCTCCGTTGCTTTCTGTAAGAGCCTTTTTCACACCGTCCGCTTTGGTGGCATTAAGCACGTCTGCCATCGTAACCGTCTCGGCAGTACCGTACACATAAAGCAGCTTGTTGCCTCCGAGTTCTTGATAAAACTCCTTTATCAAACCCCATATAAAGGGTTCTTTCGCTTCTGTGTAACCTTTTTGTTCGGCTTCTTGCAGGCTATACACCCGCTGCAATACGTTGATATTGCCTGCTTGTGTGGCGGTTGCAGCCAGGCAGGGAGTACCGTCGGATACTCCTATTGCCTGTTGCATATTGCCGTTGGTCACCTCTATCTTTATCCCGGGAAATGCCATAAACTTACTGTTCTTGTTTTAAGTTATCTTTATACGCGGTCAAAGCATCTATTAGGTCGGCCTTCTTGCTGCCCGCCGGCTGCAGTTCGAGTTCTGCCACATAATACTTCAGCTGCTCGTACGACAGTGCGTTTATATCTCCCTCCGCTATCGGCGGTAAACTCGATGGTATATTATCCTCTTTGCTGCAAATATCCGCTCGGGTATACCTCTTTGTTTCGCCTTGCCCATAGCTATCGGCTGCACCTCGGTCATGAAACAGCACACCGCCGTTCACATACACCTCCATTGAATTTGGATACCTCTCGAAGTAGTCTTTCAGCTGTGTCTTGTCGACATCGCCTAAAGGAGCTACAACAGCTGCAAGAGCAATACCCGTTACACCTGCCGTCTGAACAACGGCAACCTCATCGCTTGTTGCCGAATATGAGGCAACAGCTATGCCACTCAATAAGAGCAAGCAAATGAACAATTTTCCAATGAATCCTTTCATCTTTCTATCTTTTAATTGGTTATTAATTACTATTTAAACATTGTTTTTCAAACAATGAGAGGGTAAAATATACCCTCTCATCGAAGGTTAAGCTCCCTGAACGATAGCTATTATGCCTTTCCAATCAGCTCTGCGACAACGTCCGCCCATCTTAACGAGAGCCGACAGAATGTCGCCGTAGTACGTTGCGTCGTCGACGTTTTGGAACGGCTTTATGTCGCCTTTTGCCTTTGCGACACTGCTTTTCTGCCAACAGAGCGATGCAAGGTTGTCGGTTGCTTGCAGCGCCGCTCCGGGCACGTTCAATACTCCCGCCTGGCTAAACGCCAACACAGTGGAACGCTCCATTATTTTGAAGCCTGCGAACTCACCACAAATGCCTTTCGACAGGTCAGCGGTCGCCTGGAACGCTGCCATCTGGTTTGCCGAAAGGCTGTCCAAAAACTGTTGGTACATATAAGATTCGAGCATAGCGTAGCGTTCTTTTTTCGGCACGCCGTCTTTGTTCATCTTAGCTTGAGCTATTTGGAGCTCTTTGTAAGTAAACGCCTTACGGTTACCTGTCTGCCCGTCGGTAGAATTGACCGCAGTAGCAGCTCCTGTCGTCATTATCTTTGCCGAGGCGGGTATTTCGTCGGCGACGAATGCAGTACCATTGTACTTTAGTCCTTTCACCCAAGCATACGGCAAGTTATCGCCGACAGCTTCTATCAAGGTAGCTACGTGATCGCCCAAGACACTGTCTGTCTTGTTGTAGCTGATTTCGTTTGCCTCGTGCCACGAAACGTGCGTCGGGTCTGTCGAATAGACATCGAGCGGATAGGTAACAAAACTGTCTCCACGTTGCACCGCGGTGGCGGGGTACGTCTTACGGTTTTTTACCACTGCAGGAGAGTTACCTGCCTGCGGTATGTGTACCACCGAGCCTCCGAGCACAAAATCGCTCTCGTCGATGGCCGCCTCAAAGTGAGGGTTCTCTTTACGAAGTTTTTCGACAATATAAGACGCGAAAACTTCTACCGGAATAGTGCTTATAGCACCTGGATTAATTGGCATAATTTTTTATCTTTTTATTTGTTATACAAATCGTTTATCTCCGACACGCTTCTATCTACAATGCCACTACCACCATCGAAGCAATAGCTGCTATCGTAGCCGGCTGTCGTACATTTATCTATTTTGCTTGAGTTGTTCATAATATTCTGGGTATTTAGTTTTTATAACCTCCAGCTCACCGCTACAATAGAGGTCTTGCCAGGTCTTGCCTTCGTACTGTGCGGGTACTTTGGTGTCGCCAAGCTTGTCTGTTATCGTAGTCTGTGGCTGCATTGCATCTACAAGCATTTTCAATCCGGAAGGATTGTCTTCGTAATCTTTGCCGAGTTTGTCGGCAAGTTCTTTTGTCAATTTCTTGTCCGCCATTCCTTTTTCGAGGATAGCGTCGATGTCTTTTTTGTTGGCTGCCGCTTTGAAGTCGGCAAGCTCTTTTTCCAATTTGTCCGCCCTGTCGGCTCTTGCCGCAAGGTCGACAATTTTAGCATTGATTTGGTCTATGCTGAGGTCGGCGGTCGTGCCGGGCAGCTTCAAATCCGCTACTTTAAATACTTTTTCGTCCATATTATCTTTATGTTTTAATGAAAAATTATCGCTCAAATCTCTAAGGACATTGTCTTTATCATCGTAGAGCTTGGCAATGGCGTTGTAATTGCCCGGAATATCTACGATAGAACACTCACGAGGAAACCACTTCGTTACAGTCGGTCCCGTTTGCCCTTCGC